GGACAGCTTTATGCTTCAATCAGAAATCTAGTAGAGAAGGCATGACAAACTCAATCTGTACAAAGGTATGTGAATATGACAGTGAAGGATCATATAGAAGCGACGAAGAGAAAACTTGCCGAGGCTGCGGCCGCACGGCGTCAGAAATTACGGAATGGTTCTACGCGACCAGAGAACGCAAAGTCGAAATTGCCAAAGCAGCAAGGGCGCGGACAAAAGCCAAACGTGAGGCCGACAGGCAGGGGTAGATAATGAATAAAGTGCCCATAAGAGTTATTAGACGCGAAAACTATGATGTCGAAAGATATCACAATACGTGGTTTAACCTATTTTTGAATCGTTTATCAAATGATTTTGATGTTGAATACTTAAATTGTCAAGAAGATGTCGTTTTCATTAGAGAGTTCTTTTATGGAGAAGAAAAAGGATATCCAATATCTGATGTTGATATGATTTTGGAAAACAAACTGAACGGTGAAATTTGTTGCATATCGTTTACTGAATACTTCAATTCTTCTATTGTACATTACATGAAAAATCCAAGATTCAAGTCAATGATACTTGTGCATTTTAACTATCATCATTTATACTACTGGACAAAAAGAGATGATGTTGAGAACAAAATGAATAAGGTAAAACCTTGGATTTTTCCAGTTTATAATGAGTTTGATGTTGATCGTTATCGTGTTCTAAGAGATAATTCGGATCTAAGTGAAAAACTGTTTTTTAAAGGTTCGGGACTGGATAGCTACAGAATTGCCGTAAGATACCTATGTGAACAGAACATTATAGATTCATCAACGCACTCTCTAGATGACTATTTGCAAATCATGGCAAAAAGTAAGATAGCTTTAGGCTACTATCAAGACTTAGATAAGTACGTTACACCTTTTGACTATCCTGGCGAATTTTGTTACAGAGATATGGAATATATTTCTATAGGTGTACCATTCATTCGGATTGAATATAGAGATAGTATCTTTAACGGTCTTTATCCTAACTATCATTACATTTCAATAAATCGAGAAGTTGCTTATAGTGCATTTGAGAATTATGGAAATGAAGGCGTAGCAAAACTCATAAGGGATAAGTATGAAGAAGTAAAAGACGATAGATATTTGTTGGACTTTATTTCAAAGAACCAACGAGAATATTACGATAACTATGTAAGATGGCCAAATTCTGCAATTCTCGCATACAAACAACTTGGCTTGAACGATTGGTTAGATATGGAGAAGAAGTAGAATGTCAGAAATCACAGGTCATACAGAGTATAAAAATTTAACCTCACAGCAACATAAAAATTTTTATGGTGTTTTTGAAAAGTTTATCAGTGATATTAAACCAGAAAGAATACTTGAAATAGGAACCGCAGGTGGTGGCACAACTCTTGCACTAAACGATATCATGTTAAGCATGAATAAAACAAATCGAATAAGAAGTTATGAGGTTAACGATAGTCCGTATTACAAAAAACTATATTCTGCTGGAATTGATCTTCGTATAGAAAACATTTTCAATCATGAATATAACAAGTTAAGAAATGATACCAAAGAAAATGTTGTAGAATACATTCAGCGGCCAGGCACAACGTTAATTCTATGTGATGGTGGTCATAAGATTGGTGAGTTCAATGAACTATCAAGATATCTTAAAGTTGGTGACTATATAATGGCACATGATTATGCTGAGTCTCAAGAATATTTTTATGCTAACATAAAAAATAAGATTTGGGATTGGTGTGAAATAACCGAAGAACACATCAAAGAAGCATCAGAAATGTATAATCTCAAAAGATACATGGCAGAAGAATTTCAGTCTATTGTTTGGGTGTGTAAAGTTAAAGAATAATTTTTGAGGTAGATAATGACAGACATTAAAACATTTGGACTTTTTCCTGTGCCTGTTAGTATGGCAAACTTCGGTGAAGATTCTAAAGAATTGAATGAGAGTTTGATTGCAGATATTTTTTCTGAACAAGCAATGAACCCTATTCCTGCAGGCAGATCAGCCATAGATGGATGGCAGTCTGATGGAAACATGGATGAAAAATATGAGAGTTTTGCCATTCTTCGTGAGAATATCAAGACTATAATATACTCATTATTACCAAGTTATGGATTTGCTTATGATGGTTCATATGATGATATCTTTGACTGCGGTATGCTATGGGCAAATACATTAACACAACACTCGGCATATCATATACCACATATTCATGGAACAGGTGAGACACTATTCTCAGGTGTATATTATCCCACATCTGGACTAACATCACAACATGAAGACTATTATCCAGAGGAAGATTATAGTGATGTAGAAATACGAGCATCCTCTGTTCCTGAATCTGGCGATCTTTTCCTGTTTGATCCTGCTGCTGCACAAAAACGCCAAGTTATTCCTGCGTTTGTTCAAAGATATCCATATTATGGTTCAGAGATTTGCATTCGTCCAAAGAAGGCACATCTCATTATCTTTCCTAACTATCTAACTCATATGGTTGCGCCAATAAGACTAAACGGTTTTTGCAGATTGAGCATTTCATTTAGTCTGAGAAAGAAATGAACGACTTCACATTAGTTACTGGTCTATGGGATATTAAAAGAGGTGATCTAACAGATTTTAATCGTTCGTTTGATCATTACTTGGAAAACTTTGACAGGTTGTTATCATTAGATTTCAACATGTGCGTATATGTTCCTAATGAACTTAGAAGATTTGTTGACATGCGAAGACTGTCGGCAAATACTAAAATCTATATCAAAGAACTGGAAGAGTTTCGACAGAACTTTGAGTTTTTCAAAACAACTAATGAAATAAGAATAAAAGAGTCCTGGTACAGCAGAGCAGAGTGGCTAAGAAACTCTCCTCAAGCTAAACTTGAATACTACAATCCTATCGTAATGTCTAAGTATTTTATGATTCATGACTGTTCTATTTTTAATCCATTCAATACAAACTATTTCTTTTGGATCGATGGCGGACTAACTAATACAGTAGACTTAGGACAGTTAAGAAATCTTTCAACGATAAAAGAGTATGTTAAGTCTGTCAATGACAAACTATTGTTTTTATCTTATCCTTATGAGAACGAAAATGAAGTTCACGGATTTGAGAGTTCTAAGTTTGCAGAATATTGCGGTGTAGAGAAAACGACATATGTTTGTCGTGGTGGTTTTTTTGGTGGACATAAAGATAAGATAAAGAGGTTCAATGGTGAATATTATACCATAATGAGAGAAACACTTTCTTCTGGCTATATGGGAACAGAAGAAAACTTTAATACCATCTTATCATATAAACACCCAGAAGAAATACACAACTTTAAACTGGACTCTAGCGGTCTAGTATATCCATTTTTTGAACATCTATCAACTATCAAGAAAGAGTCGAGATCCAATTCTGATCTTATTCCATGGGACAAGCATAAGCAGATTGAAGATATAAAAACATCTCTGTATGTTTTGACTTTTAATAGTCCAGAACAGTTTAAGACTTTGATAGAGACTTATGAAAAGAATGATCCATTGTTCTTGACAAAGACGCGCAAGATACTGATTGATAACTCAACAAACAAAACAACATATTCAACATACAACGAATTGTGTAGAAAATATGGATTTGAACATATAAAGAAAGAAGAAAATCTTGGTATATGTGGAGCAAGACAATATGTTGCTGAACACTTCAATGAGAGCGACTCGGAATATTATATCTTCTTAGAAGATGATATGAACCTTGGTGATAAAACAGAAGAACTATGTGTATCAGGATATAAGAAGTGGATAGATGATCTATATTACAAATCTCTTGCAATCATACACAAAAACAAGTATGATTATTTGAAATTGTCGTATAGTGAATTTTACGGAAACAATACTACTCAATGGGCATGGTATAACGTTCCGCAGAATGTAAGAGAAGAATATTTTCCAGATAAAAGTAGTTTACCAGAACAAGGATTAGATTCTGACGCGCCAAAGACGGAAATCTTTCGAGAGAAGAGATATAAAGACTTGAAGTATCTTGAGGGTAATTTTCACTACTGTAACTGGCCACTTTGGTTTTCCAAAGAAGGTAATCAGAAAGTATTCCTTGATATAAAGTGGGAAAGACCCTACGAACAAACATGGATGAGTAATGTTTTCCAAATGCAAAAGCAAGGAAAGATAAAGTGTGCAACATTGGAATTAAGTCCAATATTCCATCATCGATTTGATTTTTATGCTGATGAGGAACGAAAAGAGTCTTGACAACTTGGCTGGATATGCTAATATGTCCATACTAACAAACACACAGAGGAACACAAATGCCTACTTTTGAACAAACGGTTTATGTTGATGTAGATGCCGATGATTTTGATGATGACGATCTGATTGACGAACTAGAAAGACGCGGTTATACTGTTACTAAAGATCCTGCCGCAGATGCTTGTTTCGTTGATGTTGCTTGGCATATTGAACGTGGAAATTTAAAGGAAGCGTTGATCCTTCTTGAACGTGAATTGCCTGAACTAAAGGGTATCTCTAGACTGAACTAAATACAAACAATGCGGGGTTGGTATATGGGTTGTGCCCTAGCCTTCCAAGCTAGTGAAACGAGTTCGAATCTCGTACTCCGCTCCAATTTTATAATGAGGTGATACATGCTTTGGCTTATCGTTTTGAATACCATGATGAATGACGGCACTCTCTACACCGACATTCGCACTCCAAACAAACCAGAATTTAACAATGAACAGTCTTGCAAGGAAGCAGGACAAATTCTTGTTGATCAGTTGCAACTTGAAGTCGGCACAAACGCTGGTCGCACATACTACATCTGCAAGGCAATTCCATTTGAGGACATTACGGCAGCCATCGGTAAGGGTGGAAGCGGCACCTGATTTGACATTTAAATGAAGAAAAAGGTTAAACACTACAACTCGATTTTCATATCAGACATTCACTTGGGTAGTGAGGGTTCACAGGCTGATATTGTCAATTCTTTTTTAAAGTATCATTCATGTGATAATCTTTTTCTTGTCGGCGACATCATAGACGGTTGGAAGTTAAGAAAGCGAGTATATTGGCCACAGTCACACTCGCTCGTTATTCGCCAGATAATCAATAAGCAAAGACACGGTTCTAACGTTGTTTATCTGACAGGCAATCATGATGAGTTTTTAAGAGATTGGACCGATATCTCAATTGATATTGAGTCTATTGAAATTAAAGACATGCACGACTATCAAGCATTGAACGGTAAAAGATATTTGATTGTTCATGGTGATTTGTTTGATGGTGTGCATAAGGTAGCAAAATGGTTGAGTTACCTAGGCGATAATGCATATACTGTCCTTTTGAAGTTGAATCATTACTACAACAAACTAAGACACTTATTTGGATTTGGATACTGGAGTTTATCTGCGTATCTTAAATCTAATGTAAAAGGTGCTGTCAATTTCATTTTTGATTTTGAAAGCACTCTTTCCGATTATTGCAAATCTCAAGGATATGATGGTGTTATTTGCGGTCATATACATACTGCTGTAATTAAGCAAATCAATGGAGTCGAATATATGAACTCTGGTGATTGGGTTGAAAGTTGTACAGCACTTGTAGAAAATATGGACGGATCTTGGGAGATTGTTAATTGGACTTCAAAAGAATAGTTATCGTAACCGATGCTTGGGAACCACAAGTCAGTGGTGTTGTCACTACACTCAAGAAAATGGTAGAGTTTGCTAAGAAAGATGGATACGATATCGTTGTTATTCATCCTGGCTTGTTTAAGAGTAAATTTTACTTTAAAGTTTATCCTGAAATACCATTTACTATTCCTTTTGGATTGTCTAAGCATCTCAAATATAAAACAGATACAGTTTATCATATCGCAACTGAAGGACCATTAGGTCTTGCCGCTGCATTTATTTTAACGTTCAAGAATAGAAGATATACTACATCTTATCATACAGACTGGTCAAAACTTATGAAAGATGTGGGCGGTATTCCTGAATGGATTACCAGGGCTTACATTAAGTGGTTTCATAGAAAACGTAAAGTCTTTTGTCCCACTGAAACAATCAAACGGTTTATGATTGACAATAAAATTGGTCGCAGACAGATTATCTGGCCAAGAGGTGTTGATCCAGAAATCTTTACGCCTAGAATAAAAGCATCTCTAAAAGGTACTAAAATTCTACTCTCTGTTGGCCGTATATCAAAAGAAAAAAATCTAGATGCTTTTTGCCAGTTGCCGAACAAATATAAAAAGATTGTTGTTGGTGATGGTCCATACAAAGAAGAACTAGAAAGAAAATATCCTGATGTAATCTTTGTCGGTTATAAGTTTGGCGCAGAACTTGCAAACTATTATAGACAAGCAGATTGTTTTGTCTTTACCAGCAAAGCAGACACGTTTGGTGTTGTTATGATTGAGGCTATGTATTGTGGAACTCCTGTTGCTGCATATCCTGTTCAAGGTCCAATCGATGTGGTTGATAACAAGCACACAGGAATTTTAGATGAAAGTTTAGAGACGGCAATTAAAAAGTGCTTGACACTATCAAGAAAAAAGTGTAGTATTACAGCCAGAAATAGTTGGTCTTGGGACACCGTTTGGTATACATTTGTGAACAACTTGGAAAAAGATAAATGAAACACATCGAAGTAAGTGATTTCATAGAACATGAAGATGGTTCTGCTACCATTACTATCACAATGGATTACGAAATTATTCTCTTCTTTGCGAAGAAGTCCCTTCTTGCAACTTTAATTGAAGCGGCTAACGAGGCAAAAGAAGATGAAAGTCAAGATTAGTAAATATCCTACAGACAGATTGATATGTAGGATTCATGACCGTTACATGAACAAGAAGTACGGTCACGTTTGGCCTCATCCTTCAACACCAACTAAGATTGAAAACTTCTTAGAGTTGATTGAAGGAATCATTCAGTCGTTCTATGACGTAACGATTAATCCTATCATCAGACATCGTAAGCGAAAGATTAGTGTTCGTATTGATGATTGGGATACCTGGAGTGCTGATGTTACTCTAGCCTACATCATTCATCCTATTCTTCTAAAGATTAAAGAAGGTAAGTTTGGCACTCCATACACCTATCGTGAAGATGCGCCCGATGATGTTATCTATGATGATCGCACCGAAGATGATGATTGGGATCGACCCTTTAACGCAATGCGCTGGCATTATATTCTTGATGAGATGATTTTTGCCTTTGAGAAAATCAAAGACGGAGAATGGGACTTAGAAATCTACGAGAGACATAATGGTTGGACTACCGAAGCCCTTGAGGAGCGTGATGAAATTCAAAAGCGTATTAACAACGGGCTTCGTCTCTTTGCTAAATATTATCAGAGTTTGTGGACATAAAAATGGCATGTAATTCGTGTAGCAATAATGATAGTTCGAACTCTCTCTTCCTGAAAGAGGGATCTTTCTATATTCTTGGACAATACGGCTCACGATATGACATGGAACTTTATGCTCTCAAAAGAGCCACATATTCTATCGGTGATATTTGTGATGATTGTGTGAGACAACTAATCAATGAAGGCGTTGCACAAAAAATACAGGACGGAGTTTGGTGATGTTAGGATGGAAGTACAACGAAAGTATTCTCAGAACCTATATGACTGAACACGCAGAAGACATGGGCAGATTTTGGGCTGAGATATATAAGAATACGCCTAGTTTTTATGAGAACTTTATGCGAGGATTTCTAGAGGAACTAAACAAACCCAAGAAGGAATAGCAAAATGGCATATCAAACTATTTCCGAAGAGATTATCCGACAAGCAGCAGAGATTATGGGCCCAGATAGCAACTTTCATGTTGCTTTAAAATGGGGTGAAGAGTATAGACAAGCGGGCATGAACCCTGTATACTATACAGACGATTCTGAAAAGATGGTATTTGTTACTACAGAAGAAAAGATGAACGGCACTAAGTTTAATTAAGATTGGAGTTTTATAATGAATATTCTTGAGACGCAATGGAAGCAGCGAACACACGATAGCAAGTGGGAAAAACTTGCTAAGGTTATGGACTACGAAAACAAGTATGTCTATAAGAGCGAGTCGGGTTCTAATCTGACTTACATTCCTACCAAGTGGATGACAGTCGGTGTGTTTGATTATGTAGGAGAACTAGAATAATGGCTGCGAATGTGAAGATACTCAAGTTAATTACTGGTGAGGAACTGCTTGGTGAAATGCTACCAGGTGGACCCTCAGTTTGTGAAATCAAAAACCCTGTTCGTATCGTTGTGATGCCCAACAAGATGGATCCTAAGACTCCAAATGTTGGCTTTGCTCCTTGGGCAGAATTTAGTGACCAGAAAACTTTTATTATTGACAAGTCTCATGTATTGTGTATAATAGAGCCAATTAAAGAGTTCGTCAATCAATACAATTCCATGTTTGGCGGACTTGTTCTTCCGACTTCCAATTTGATTAAGCCAGGAGCATAATGTCCGACAACTTTTACACTAACGTTCAAGTGTATGGTTCCAGAATACTTTATAGAGGCATAGAAAACGGTAGGAAAGTAAGACGCAAGATAGATTACTTTCCTACTTTTTTTGTTCCCTCAAAAGAACCAACGGACTGGACAACCATTCATGGCAAGTATGTTTCTGAGTTGAAGCCCGGAAACATTCGTGAGGCTAGAGACTTTCTCAAGATGTATGAGGAAGTTGAAGGCTTTATTGTCTATGGCAATAACAGATATGAATATGCTTTCATCGCAGAAACTTTCCCGAATGATGTTGATTGGGATATCTCTAAAATCAATGTGACAAACATCGATATCGAGGTCGGCTCAGAGAATGGTTTTCCTGAACCGTCTCTGGCCAATGAACCAATTACAGCCATCACGTTCAAGAACAATCAAGGCAAGTTTATCGTATTTGGCTGCGGTAAGTTTAACAACACCCGTGATGATGTCCAGTATATTCATTGTCGTGATGAGATTGACCTTATCAAGAGATTTATTGATGAGTGGTCTGGCGACTATCCTGATATCATCACTGGTTGGAATGTAGAACGGTTCGATATCGTCTATCTCGTCAATCGCTTTCGCAAGTTGATGGGTGAAGAGTTTGCTAACAGACTATCACCTTGGAATGTTATCAATGAAGGCAAGACTACAAACAAGTTGGGTCAAGTAGAAACAATCTATCGCATTCTTGGCATCGCCACACTTGATTATATTGCCATGTATCGCAAGTTTGCTCCTGGTGGTCAGTCTCAGGAATCTTATTCACTCAACAATATTGCCAATGTAGAACTTGGCGAAAAGAAGTTGTCGTATGAAGAATATGGCAATCTGCACAATCTCTACAAAGAGAACTATCAAAAGTTTATTGAGTATAACATCAAAGACGTTGAACTTGTTGACAAGATTGATGACAAGTTGAAACTCATTGAACTTGCTCTTACTCTTGCATACGACAGCAAAACTAATCCAGACGATTCCTTCTCACAGGTTCGTATGTGGGATGCTATCGTTTATAATCATCTTCGCAAGAAGAATATGGTTGTGGATCCTATTGTCAAGCACAGTAAAGATTCCGCATACGAAGGCGCACATGTGAAAGAACCTGTGCCTGGTCTGTATAAGTGGGTCGCATCATTCGACTTGAACAGTCTGTATCCACACTTAATTATGCAGTACAACATTTCGCCTGACACAATCATTGAACCAGAAGATTACACTCCTGGTCTGAGAATGTATGTGAAAGACAATCACTTTGAGGTTGATGAGTTTCTTGACCAAATAAACAACAACAATCAACTCAAGTATGAAAACGTGACTGTGACACCAAACGGACATTTCTATCGTCGCACGAAGCAGGGTTTCTTGCCTGAGATTATGGAAACAATGTATAATGACCGCAGCGCATATAAGAAGAAGACTATTGCTGCCAAGAAAGAACTAGAGAAAGAAACTGATCCAGAAAAGAGAATTGAAATCGAAAAGCGTGTAGCACGATTCAATAATCTCCAGTTGGCTAAGAAGGTTTCTCTAAACTCTGCTTACGGCGCTCTCGGTAATCAATACTTCCGATACTTCGACGTTCGACAGGCCTCAGGCATCACGACTGCTGGTCAGTTGTCCATTCGTTGGATCGAAAAGAAACTAAATGAATATATGAACAAAATTCTAAAGACGGACAAAGAAGACTATGTTATCGCCTCGGATACGGATAGCATTTACCTCTGTCTTGATAAACTGGTCAGCAAGACTATTATTGAGCAGAGTCCAAATGCTACAACAAAACAAATTATCGCATTCATGGATAAGGTCTGCGAAAATAAAATTCAACCGTTTATTGACTCTGCTTATGCTGAACTTGCTGAATATATTAATGCCTACGAACAAAAGATGCAAATGAAGCGTGAGGCTCTGGCCGACAAGGGTATCTGGACAGCCAAGAAGCGTTACATTCTGAATGTATACAATAACGAAGGTGTTGAATACGCAAAGCCCAAGCCGAAAGTCATGGGTCTTGAGATGATCAAGTCTTCCACTCCTGCATACTGCCGCAAGATTATGTGGGAAGCAATCGACATTGTTCTCAACAAGACTGAGAATGATTTGATTGGCATGATTGAAACATGGCGTCAAGAGTTTAGACATCAGAATATTTCAGACATTGCGTTTCCTCGTGGTGTAAATGGACTTGATAAGTTTGCTGACGCCAAGGCTATCTTTGGTAAGGGTTGCCCAATTCATGTGCGCGGTTCTTTGCTATATAACGATTTAATCAAGCGCAAGAAGTTGGACAAGACATATCAGGCAATCAAAGAGGGTGAGAAGATTAAGTTCATCTATCTCAAAGAGCCAAACACCATTCAGTCTAATGTCATCTCGTTTCCAACAATTGTGCCAAAAGAACTTGACATTGAGAAGTATATCGACTATGATTTGCAGTTTGACAAATCTTTTCTAGAGCCATTGAAGATTATTCTTGATAGCATTGACTGGAAGACTGAACATGTATCTTCGCTTGAAGATTTCTTCAACTAAATATATTGATGCAATCACGTATCCTCACAATTCTTGTGTTCATCACAGGAATCGCAATATCTGCTGTAGCCGCTTATTATAGTATAATCGGTCTTACATCCATCTTTGCTGGAGCATTCTGGCCTATTATCATCATGGGTTCAGTATTGGAAGTCGGCAAACTTGTAGCAACATCTTGGCTATACAATAACTGGAAACAAGCGCCGTTTCTAATCAAGACTTATCTGTTTGCTGCTATCGGTGTATTGATGCTCATTACAAGCATGGGCATCTTTGGCTTTCTTTCCAAAGCACACATTGAACAACAGTTGCAACTCAATACTGGTGTGACAGAACAAGTTGAAATACTGAATAGCGAAATCACTCTGCAACAGGAACGCATCGCAGACTTAGACAAACAGATAAAAGTGATAGACGATTCAATCAATAAGATGATTGAAAAGGGACAAACAAAATCTTCTCTAGCCGCAGCAAAGCAACAGAAAGAAACTCGCCAAGCTTTAGTCGATGAAAAGAAAACAGAAACAGATAAACTATCACAAATGAAATCTCAGCGCATAAAGTTGGAATCTGAGTTCAAGAAAATAGAAGCAGAAGTCGGACCAATCAAGTATGTTGCCGAACTAATTTACGGCTCATCCGATCAAGAAATAGTTGACAAAGCCATCAGATTTGTTATAATGCTGCTCATATTCGTGTTTGATCCGTTGGCAATATTACTTCTGTTAGCCTTCAATATATCCGCAGCACAGAATAGACGAATTGAATTTTTAGATATGGAAGAATTAGAGAATGACAAAAGATGATTATGACGATTTTCATAAAGTGTTGGAAGACATTGTAGCATCAAGGAAGTATCTTGATGGTGCATCTAGACCTTGGGGTCGCTGGTATGTCCTAGATGTGGATCAGGGATTCAAGGTAAAGAAACTGGAAATTCTACCAGATCAGGCTATCTCACTACAGTATCACATCCATCGTACAGAAACCTGGACGATTGTTCAAGGCGAAGGCAAAGTGATTGTTGATGGTAATGTGTTTTCTGTCAAGAAGGGCGACACGTTCTTTGTGCCAAGACAGGGCATTCACAAAATCACAAATACACATCTCAAGGAAATTTTAATTGCAATTGAGGTGCAAATCGGCGAAATTTGCAGAGAGGACGATATCGTTCGCTGCTAAATACAGCGTCACGGAGAATCGTGACGTTCAACATAATATAGGAGAATCTATATGTCAAACATGTTTACTTCCTTACTCAAGGAGATTGATAATGAATATGCGGGAATTGCAGACGAAGGTATCGAAGCTGGTGATGTCACTGGGTTCATTGGTACTGGCTCTTATAGTCTCAATGCTCTACTTAGCGGTAGCATTTACGGTGGCTTACCTGCAAACAAGGTCACAGCACTCGCAGGTGAACCCTCAACCGGCAAGACCTTTTACACAATCAACATTGTCAGACAATTCCTCAGAGACAATAAAGATGGATTCGTCTTCTACTTTGAATCAGAATCCGCTATATCTAAGCAAATGCTTTCAGACAGAAACGTTGACACAAAGCG